CTAGGTCTGACATTACAATCGGTTGTCCTACTTGCCACCTATCTATATTGAAAAAATCTTGTAAAGTAGCAACACATCTAAGAAGAACATCATTTTTATTGAACCCAGTCTTTGTTAAAATAGAAAAATTAACAGCTATGTTTATAACATATGCATCTTTTATATTTACAGCATCTGTTACTAATCTAAATTGTGATAAATATGTTTTTAAATTTTGTTTTACGGTTTGACTTAATGGTGTTAAGTTTTTATTAGAATCATAACCTAGTGTATACATATTCATAGCTAGTGGGTTAGGTGTTCTAACTTGTAAAGACTTAATTGTTCTTCCGTTATCTACATCAGCTTGAGTTACTTTTCTTTCCAGTTCGTCAATCCCAGTTGCTTTGTTTAATTGGTCATCTTGAACCATATTAACTTTTGCTATATTTCCATATTTTTGTGGTAATGCTAATGCTCTTACTACATAATCCTCTTTTGTAACTGCTCTACTTTGTGCCTGAAAATATGCTAAAGCACTTTCACGAACCTCTCTAATTGTTTGTCCGGCCGAACCACCTGTGGCTGGTCTTGGATTAGTAAACGATACAGAATTTTTTGATTCTGCTACCGTATTACCATTTAATAATGTATCTTGTATCTCAAATGAAATACCTTGTATTTGATTAATGTCATTTGAATTTACATTATCATCTATACCACCACCGTGAGAATATTTAATTGTTAACGTTGTTCTTGATGGAGCTAATCCATAAGTTTCTGTCTTTAAAAAATTACTTGGGTCAAAAGCACTTCCTATTTTAGAAGGACTACCAGGTAAGTTTGAACCTACGTTTGTGGGGTTAGGTATAATTTCCTCATCTGGATTGTCTGATACTCCCGCTCCAAATCTTAATATGGTTTCATCTTCATCATTTATATAAGTTGTAAATCTACGTGGTGTTTTTTTCAATTTTAAAATATATGGAGCAACATCACGATTAATAACGGATGTAGGGTCTGTTTCAGAATTATTTTCCATATCTTCAAATATCGTATCCTTAGCAAGTGAATCAACTTCATACCATTCGTTACCATCACTATCAATACAAGATATGATTTCAATTATATCAGGACTACCTAACTTTATTTGTGTGTATTTTTCAGCTGCACCAAATGTAAATTTTTCGGATGTTATATCACCACTTTCTACCTTTACTTGTTTTTTAAGTAAAAACTTTGTTATATTACCACTATCACTTTCGAATACTGATACTTCTTTAGCGTCATACGAACTTGAAAATTTAAAGTTTACATCTTCAATAGTTCTAAATTTAGTACCAGTGCTTGCTGCTTGTATAGTTGTTCCTGCCTTCACATTCAGAGCATATCTATTGTCTGGTTTACCATTAAAAGCTGGTATCGTCTGAAACACATCTAAAACTGCTGTAGCAGGTGTCGTAACTTTTGGTTTGTATCCAAAAGATTGTGCTATATTATAAACATTTCTTTTTTCTTCTGCATAAGCAAGAAGTGATTCTCTAAACGTAGAATCGATGTAATATGATAGTACGTCGCCAACGTACGCAGCCATCTCGATAAACATCATTCCTGGTGAGGCTTCATTGAAGTCATTGTAGGTATTAGGGAAGTAAACCTTTGCATATTCAATTAAACTTTCTCTAAAATCACTAAAATCTTTATTTAAATAGTTTACTTGTTTTACTACATTCTTATTATTACTTGTACGTGCCATTAATATGCTCCTGTGGCGTTTAATGTTATCTCAGCCATCGTATCTGGATTCAATATCGTGTTATATTTTATTTGAACATAAACTTGATTTAAATCACCCTCTTCGGTTAGAGTTTCGACTTCTTGAATTTTTATATAGTCCAACCATTCAGAAACTGCTCTTCTAACTTCTGTTTCAATCTTTTGAGGTAATTCATCATTTTGTGGTTCAAAACATAGTTCTCTTAATCTACTACCGAATTCTGGTTGCATAGGTCTTTCACCTATATAGGTTTGTAATAGATTTTTTAAATTATACTGAGCTTGTTCTAATGAAGTTTTAGTTAAACTAAAATCATTTAGTTTATCTCGTCCCAATGGTAATTTTAGTCCAACGGTTTTATTAGG